AAGCTTTCGCCAGAGTTGAAATCCCTTGTACTATTCCTTTAGTACTTTGTGCGAACTGTGTCATACCGTTCCACAGAGATTCAGGGAATAGTTTGACGAACTGATCATGTAAATCAGAAAGACTTACACTGAAGTCGTTGAAAACAATGGCTTTAAAAGCTTGTGCCAGCAACTTAATGCCTTCAATAACATCTCCAACAGGAGCCATAAAAGATTGTAAGGTCTTAACCGCCCCATTAACCTTTTCTCTAAAGGTATCACTTGTGTTGTAAAAATAGATAAATGCAGTTACCAATGCACCTATAGCTAGAACAACTAGTGAAACTGGACTTGTTAGAGCCATAAAGCCGGCTTTGACCCCTGACATGATTGCTTTCAATTTCGCAAAATTGTTTGCTGCGAGATATGCTGCTCCTAATGCTGCAGCTAAAGTAGTTACTGCACCTACAACAACATATACAAGCGCAGGATTTTCTCTAAACACTTCTGCTAGCTTTGCCATTGCTCCACTAATTTTTTGAACAATTGCAAGAAATGGATCAAGCAACGGGGCACCAAAAGCTGCCCCTAAATCCGTGATGGCTTGTTTCATGTTTCCGATAACGTTCTCAAGACCACCGCCTTCACGTGCAGCTTGTCCTAATGCACCTGATAACTTGTTACCATCCTCAACCATTTGTAAAAGTGTCAACTGCTTCTGGGCTTCGGATAAGTCGTTAAAAGATTTGCCGTAAAGCTTATTTGCAGCTGCATTTCGAGTGGTTTCAGTGGATGAAATCCCAAGTGCTGCATCGTTTTCGTAGTTTCCTTTTAAATACGACTGTAAGCTCTCGGAGACTTCGCCAATTGATTTATCGTAAAAAGCAGCGCTGTCGGCAGCCGCTTTAGTTGCTCGACTAGTTAAGTCTAATGCGTCAGCTGTATCCATACCGGTCGTTTTTGCAAATGCAGCCATAGAAGTGAAGGCTGGTTTCAAGCGATTAGGCAGGATATTGGTTTCTTTCGAGATTGAATCAATGCTACTTTGAGCGTTCTTCTCTAAATTGCCGAACACTTGAGAAAATTGAGCATCCATTGCTTGCATGTCGGCTGCAGCTTTTATTGAAAAACCAGCAACTGCAGTTCCTACTGCCAAAATACTCAAACTAGCTTTTTTTGCAAACTCTGTGGACTGTTCAGACAGTGAGTTGAAGGCTTTAGATTTGCCGATTTTATTATCCAATTGTTGTGCAGCTTCATTACCAAAAGCCTGGTACTGTTTCCTTGCATTATCGGTATTAAATTCGACTTCAATAATTACGGAACCATCATTCATCCTTCACCTCACCTCTTTCTTCTTGTTTTTTCAACATGTATTCACGTTTTTGCTTAAGGTCCATCATTTCAAATTCCAAGTTTGCTCGATCTTCTTTCAAAGCCACCGCTAATTTTGCTTTTCTTATTTCTTCAATTTCATCTGGTGTGGCTTTTTCTGGGTATTCCATCATGCGAATCTTGATGACATTTTTGAACTTGGTATTCTCAGACAAACCAGCCAATAAATGGTTGAACTTATCCCAATGCAGTGTTCCCTTGCTTCTTTCCACCATCAAATCCATGCCATAATCCATCAAAAAAGAGGAATAGATGTAGCCAGAATCCTGTTCGAATTCATACCACTTCTTTTCCTCGTCTTCTAAGATATTTCCTTTTAAGTCACGTTTGACTGTTGTGCTTTCGAATTGATCCCCAGCAATCCTTTTGATGATAGCGTTTGATAATGGAATTAAATCATCCTGTGGAATAATGTCTGCTAGTTCTTCGATCGTTTCTGGAAGTGCTTCCGCCCAATCATGGGATAAAATTAGGATAATGGAATATAGTACTTTTCCTTCTTTAGATAATTCGGGATCTTTCCACATTTCGTACCATCGGAGAACACGAGAAAATTCTAGATTTAATTCATAAGTGTTTTCATTGATTACGATCGAATCATCAATACCCCAAGCAAGAGATAATGCCATAAAGCATCACCTCTATTTCTTTTTACCGTCGATATAGGATTGTGCTTTTTGTTTTGTTTGAAGCTTTTTATACTGGTCAGCAACTTCAAGGAATGCTCCGACAACCAAATCAATTTCATCATCTGCAGCATCCATCAGTTTATCGAACGATCCTTCACCCAGCACTAAATCAATAACGTCTTTGACAACAGACTCAACTTTATCATTAGCTTCAACGACTGCTCCGTAATCACCTGATTCAGAAGCGGTTTTGATAACCTTTTCTTGCTTTTGAATAAATTCAAGCATTTTGGGTAATTCTGACAAATACTGATCACGATATTTCTTACCTGTTTTGATTCCGAAATCTAAACCCGCAATTCTTACTGGTTGAACCTGCTTTTTAAAACCTACTTCGATTAAATTATTTTTTGACATTTATAATTCCTCCTAATTTTTATGTAAAAGAAAAAGGCTAGTACAATGACTAGCCTTCTGGGGTTGTATCTGGTTTGGTATCTTCTGGAACACCATTGAAAGATACTTGCATTTCAAAGTTACCACGGTTGTTAGGTCCCCCGCCGGTATGAACAATACCTGACAGAGTTGCATTACCTTGAATTACCCGACCGTCTGGCTCAGTATGACGGAAGAATACAATTCGATCTTGACCAGCTTTATTTAAGCGATCGCGTACAAATTCTTGCGCTGGATCAGTGGCATATTTTCGATGACCTGTAAAAGCATAAACACCAGTAACACGTGTGATATCGGTGTTTGATCCACCCTTATCACCGTAATATTCATATGTTTCAGATGATTCATCTTGGGAAGGTGTTGCTTCCTGAATACCATCTGCTAGCTCGTGAACGGTCGTAGGTGGCACAAGTTTTCCATTTTCACCAACCGTTGCAGCTACACCGATTTCATATTTGTTCATCCAGTTAGGTGAATAGCCTTCACCAGCTGCAAAATACTGTAAATTCATTTTCATGAAATTTCCTCCTATTTACTTATATTTAATCGAACAGTTAGTACATAAAGATATGCATCATGTTCTTGAATTCCTAAATTTCTAGGTTGCGTGTAAATTTCGCTCGAATCAAACAAAAATGAGCCATCACTCGAGCGAAGTGTGACCCATTCGCCATTTTCTTTTCTTGGCAATTTATCAAAGCTATCTGCAATCTTCCAAGCATCGTTAAAAGCTTGTGATTGGTTTGTGTTTTTGATAATGATTTGAACCATGAACGGAATTTGCCTGTTTCTAGCCAAGTCCTGCTGTCCTTGTCCGGATGCAATCCCTTGTATAGATAAATCTCGTTCATTGTCCTGAGGAGGTTTGTCTTCTTGAATGACTTGCTTCCCAGTACTTGTTACTCTTGGTGTTTCAAGTCCTAATAAGCGTAAGTGATCAGCAACTCGTGCAAATAAATCCATCACAGAGCCTCCTTAATCGCTTTTTCTGCCACATCCAGTACTTCATCCATATCTTGAGCTTTCGCAACCTCAGCCCACCGTATAGATGCTTGAGGATTGTGGTTTTTAGATGGAGTTCCCCTATAATATGCGTACCCAGCATACTCTGTACCCCATACCAGCTTTCCTTTTGGGAAATCACTATCAACCCAAACACTAGCTTCGGTTGCCCCAGTGTCTTTCTTAACATACTGATTAGCCGCTTTAGCAAATGCGATTGATGTCGGATTCAGAGCGGATTCGATAGCTCTCTCAATACGATCGAAATTACCTTCAAATCTCCCGCTCATTGCAACATCACCTCAATATGATGTGGATTTAACTGGTCAGTGAACACCTCATAGCATTCAACGATTTTTAGTTTGCGGTTTTGAAATGTAATTGTTCCGTCCTCGCTAGGATTTACAAAAGGTTTTGAATTAACAGCATCGACGTACAAAATGCCGTTAGTCAAAACCTCTGTATTATCCGTTTTTATAATTCTTTTTCGCTTAGGAGTAAACCTTACATGTTCAATCTTCTGTGGGTTAGGTAGTTCACCACTTCCCATTGAGCCATCATCATCAGGCTTTGGGGCCTGATAGATAACCTCATGGATTAACAGGTGTTTAGGTATTGGTTTAAATGACACCGATCCTCACACTCCTTTTTCTCAAAAGACCGGTTCCTTCTAAATATGAAAGACAACTCGGAGCGACCCGATTGGCTTGCTTGCTAGTTGACGTTGTTGCGCCAGAATAGCTAAACCCACCAATAGAAGCGCTTTGACCGCTCGAAGTATTACCTGTAACATCAAGATCTATACCTTCGACTTGATAGTATTCTATTTGAGCACAACATGCTTTTTTAATCAGTAGCTGTACATGTTCAGAAAACTTATCCAAACCAATTTTAGGTACATGATAATCTGTCAAAGAGTCAATAATGTCCGAAGCCCTTTTGGATAGACGAGAAAAGTCCTTATCATCAACAGGAGTTCCCTCGTAATCATTCTTGTAAAAGGCTTCATCAACATAAGGTTCAGACATGATCTTCACCTACTTTTCTTTTTTGTCTTCCTTCTGATCGTCTTTGCCGGCTTTCTTGTCATCTTTCTTTTCTTCAACACGTTCTAAGAAAGAATCATCTAGATTTACAGCAACTTCTTCAGCACGTTTAACGGTCATATCAATGACCGTCCCTGCTTCATAAACTTCTTTAGTTTCTTTATCACGGAATTTTTTTAAAACGTTGTATTTTGCCATGTTTTTCACCGTTCCCTTTCTTATCCTTCTGGAGTAGCATCAATACCGAAGTAAGCTAGTGCTTTAGGTTCACGAATGATGAAGTCAATATCATCAAGCATGAAATGATATGTTGCCTGTTTGGCAACGGCACGGCTGTCTTGAGCAGCAGTTGTCAATGTAACAGTCAAACCAGAAACAACAGCGAGGTTTTCATAAGGAGTGAACAGAATTACATTGTTTTCCATAGACTCAACAACTTCGACGCCGAATCCACCGATATTGCGCAGGGCACCGTCCACTAATACTGCATCTCCCAAAGCAGTATTTCGATTTTGTAATTCAACAACATAGTTTGTTGCTGTGGCTTGAGACATAAAGAACTTAAATGTTCCTTGACGCAAATATTTCGGTTCAATTCTAGCAGTTGCAGCAGTTAGTTCTTGAATAGTCGGCAATTTTGCACCTACTACTTTTACTTCAGCAGATGCTTTAGCCATTTTGATGTAACCATCATTTAACTTCACGAATGCATCAGATGAAGATTCATCCCCATTAAATGCTAGATCTTGCAAATCCGCTGCATACTGAGCTTGCATTAGTGAAAGTAACGCTTGACGGACATCTTGCCCACGAGTACGAGCGGTATAAAATGTATTGCTGTTCTCGATCCATGTATCCAAGTAAACCGGGACAAGAGAGAAAGGTACTGTGTCTTCTTCTTTGATATCCGTGCCTGTATCTTCAGTGTTAATACCTAGATGTTTTTTCAATGTACGCTTTTTAACACCTAATTTATCCAAAGATCCTGTCCCTGATTTGGCAAAATGGACAAATATTTTCCCGATAGTTCCTGCAGTTGCAACTGCATCTAAGAAGAATGCTCGAGCATTGTCTTCACGTAAGGTAACATTGTTACCAGCTTTCAAGATTGCGTTCATTTGTTTGATCAATGTTTCATTCGATAAAACGTTTGTCATTTGTGTTTCCCCCTTTATTCAGAAATTGGGAAAGCAGCGTCCACATAAGATGGTACAACCGATTTCTCAACTTTTTCTGTGTAATTTTGTTCAGCATTGTTGCTGATTCGAGATTTTTCGAGATTCTCGATCTTCTCATTCAAAGGTGCTACGGCTTCTGATACAGCCTTAGCAATAGCATCAGCATCTAACTCAACACTAGCTTCCGAATTAACTGTTTCTGGTTTTTCATCTGATTTATCGCCTTTTTCCAAAGCTGATAAACGATCGTTTACTGGTTTGAGCGCTTCGCCGAGCGCTTTTTTTAACTGTTCTTCCGTCATTTCCTCATCCTCCTCGGATTTATTTGTACTAAAAAAGGACTTAACCGATTCGATTAGTCCTTGTTTGGTAACTGATTTAGTTGTATTTATTGTGCCGATCAGCGTTGATAACTCGTTAATTTCAGATTGAATACTAGCTATCTTGTCAGCATCGTTTGCTGTGTAATTATCTAAAATAGACCATGAAGCAGATCGAAAAGCATCTAAAGCTGCATTAATATCCCGATAAGTCTTGCTGTTGTTAAAATTATCAGCTGTTTGCTTTTTGACATCCTCCACTTGAGCGGTTCCTGCTAAAGAGTAGCCTGTGAAATCCCCTTTCTGGATTGACTCCCACATTTCGTCAGTAGCTTTAGTGACAAGCACCCAAGTTCCTTTGGTGATTGTGGTTTCGCCGATAGTCATATCAACAGGGGCAACATAACTCTCTACTACTTTTCCAGCATTTGTGGTGAAATCGTGCTGTTTGTCAATTTGTTGATAATCCGCCATGAATCCATGTGCAGCCTTCTCGATTGTTTCAGCATCCATGAAATCCCCATGAACGTCTTCAACATCAGGCTCATAAACAACACCATATACAAGCTTCTGTGGATCATTCGATTTAGTAACCAACTTAACTTCGGTTTCAAAATTAGGTTTGAGATCTTCAGCAGATTTAGTAAGAAAGAATGATTTCTTATTGGCTGCCTTATCTACATATGAAACATGTGTTACAAGAACGTTTTCTAGTTTTCGCATTTTCTCACCACCTTTCTAATTATTTTTTTATTTCTGGCACCACAAAACAGTGACAATGAATCGACTCTTTAGCAGATAACATAGGGTCACGAGGATAACGGCAGCTTTCGCCATTGACGATGAAATACTCGCCTTTAGCGATTGTTTGACCGTCCATCGCTTCGTGTCCCTTTCTCGGTTCTTTGATGCCATGAGTATGGCGCCAGGTCATGCCAATAACAGCATCGTTTTGCATTAATGCTTCATACTGGCTGCCAGAGTACATCCTTAATCCCTCAGTGATCGCAGTTGTTCTGGCACGATTGCGAGAGAATTCAGGGAGTGAAGACAGCTTACTTTCTAACCATCGGATGCCTTTACCTTCATCAAAAGATTCTTGAATCACTCCTACAAGAGCGTTCTCTGTAGAAACGTTCATTAGTTTTGGCAGCTTCCTAAGCCATTTTTCGATGTCTCGGTAGTGTTTAGTCTGATAATCAAAATCCTCAGATCCGTCATACTTGGCATTAAATTCATCAAACAACCCAAAGAAAGCTTTTCTCAGTTCTGGGATAACACTTTCTTCCATGTTTGATTTGAATGATCGTCCACGGAGCATAACTTTTATAGATAACTTGGTAGGTTTCTTTTTCCGATTCTCTACGAATTTTTTAACCTTTTCCCATACTTCCTCGTAATCAATTTGCAAGGTCTCATCCATCTTATCCTCTGAATTTAAGATGAACGTAAGCAATATTGGGACAAATAAAAAGCCTGCTTTTTCTAGAAGCTTAGCCAGTTCATCATCCTCTTCTTTTTTTAACTGTAAAGCGGCTTTAATTAACTCTTCATCATTCATCAGACTTCACACTCCGGATCATACGCCGAATACTTGCTGCAACTTCACTTACTTCTCCTTCACCATATGCCTTAGCTACGTCCAAATCACCAAGATTAAACGCTGATGACGATGATTGTCTGTTAAGTGGATAATTGTACTCTTCTCCATCAAAAGCTTCTAGCGGCTTATTGAGGGCTTTTGAAAGAATATCCCTCAAATCATTTGGAGCGACTGCATTTGCTTGGATAGCTGGTGTGAGAATCGCTTTAACATCCTCCATATTTACAAGATTGGATGATTTCAGAAATACTTCTACATACTTGAATTCATATTCCCTAAAAAGCGAATTAATACGCCAATCGTAAGATTCTCGCATGGGCTGGAACACTTGCTCTTCCGTCAGTTCTTTAGCAGTCTCAGCAGTAGCTCTTGTATAGTCGCTTGATCTTGCTACATAAATTGGGGGCAAACGGAATGCTCCAAGGACTGATTCAATGACGTTCTCATCATACTCAAGAAATAGAGCATCTTTTTGTAAGATGTCAGCTAGTTTCTCAATGTTAATGGCTGGCTTGAATTTATCTTCCCCATATCCTAAACCTTCTTCTGCAGGACTTACTTTTTCAGCTTCTAGCAATAAAAACTTATGCTGATTTTCTTCCCCACCAATTGCATTAGCATATGCCTGTAATGTGGCTTCGGATTGTTCAGTCAGCTGCGCATTCTCTAGCGTGATGGCAAGAGGAATATGTCTTCCCTGAGTAAAATATCGATAGTTCAATTCGTCGGCCTTGCGATTTCCAAGTATTTTAATCAATGGACCTACCCAGCGAGGCTTGCCATAAGGATCTTGAAAATCACCATTTTTAAGGTGAATGATTTCAGTAGCTGTGCCTTGCCCCTCAGAACCCACGCTTCCATTTGAATTCAACGGAGTAGGGTCCCCATAGGTTTTATACCATGTTCCAGATTCTTTAACAGAATCATCCATAGAATCACGAAAAACAAAATAGCGGACCTTAATCTCTGATCCGTCCGCATTTATAACTCTATTTAGTTTGGTAACAGTCATGTACTCAGGCTTTACAGAATCAATTCCTACAACATCACCTTTAAGATTACGAATAACTTCAATATAGCCATTCCCGCATTCTTCAACATGTCGAATGACCTCCTCAATAACTTCTTTTGGCGGACGTTCAAAGGATAATTCTTTGAGTAGGGTATCCAATTGATTCCATTCTGCCTTCATTTCTGCTGTTTCTTCGGTGTCGTCAACCTTGTAACGTATACCAAAACCGAATCCAGCCACGTTCGTTACGTATGCTTCAATTGATTGGTTCAGAATGTCAGATATATCGGTGATTGATCGTAAAGTAGCAATATCATATGGTGGAGATAATTGGGTCAAATCTCTTCTTTGATCAAAACCACCTGCAGACTTAAACTTTAGAGTTCTTTTCTTCTCAATGCTCACGTTCTTTTTGATATATTCTTTAGGAACAGATCCTGACGATCCGCCACTAATAATTTTTGATGTCAAGAAACCACCTCCTAAAATGCTGTTTTTCTATTTGTGCGTCTTTTCTTGGCTTGCTGACCTTTACGTCTTTCCAGCTCAATAGAGTATCGTAACATCGCCATTGCATCATCAAAGAAATTCACCGGATCGTCCGTAAAAGTATTTGATTTCTCGTCCTTTCTCCACTTCCATTGTTGTATTTCTTTGATTGTATTTGTACAACTTGGATGGATATGGATGCGCATCTGCTTCAAATAATCGATCTGTGCTGACACACTTCCGGGTTCTTTTACAACAGGTTCAGCATGATAGCCAGCTTTGCGCCACATTTTAATTCGATCCGGTTCGGCAGAATCACACCACATAACCAGCTTTTTATTGATTCTTTTTTCATTAGCGATTGCAATAAGCTCACTCGTATCTTTTTCGAACTCATAGATTTCACGGCACAAAAAAAGCTCGCCATCTTTAAATCCAATTTCACCAATAGCATTGGCATGATTGAATCCGAAGTCTTGAGCGTTAACCATGTAGTCAAAACGTTCTGGGTCTGTGTTAAAGTTTTCTACAATATAATTAGTAAGGATAAGTCCACCAGACTCACCCCATTCGCCGAGTCCATAGATTTGATATCCATCAGGATCACGCTCTTTTCGCATCATCATCCGCCGGTGATAGGCTTCATCAATGAATCGATTCTGTAGATATGTTGATTGATGAGTAAAAATGTCTGGATGCGTTACATCAAAGTACTTTGACTTGATCCAGTGAGTAGCTGATACCGGGTTAAAAGTAAATGTCATTTGATAGTAAAGATATGGGTTAAAATCCAAATTACCACGTAAACGGTCATCGAGAATATCTACATCGGCTTCATAAAGTTCTGTCGCTTCCTCGATCCATATCCATGTGAGTTTACCACGGTCAAAAGTAATAGATTTTACTTTTTCTCGCTGTCCGTCATCTTTCATCCCACGAAATATCACTTGATTGCCAGTAATCTTTGATTCGAGCATCATAGGCGATGATTTAATGGACCAATATTTGTGGTAGTCAGATCCGTAAATCTTATAGATAGCAGACTTCAATTCAGCATACGTACTATCTTTATTTGACTCGGCGACTTTACGAACACAAAGAAGATTTGCTCCTTTATACTTCGGATCTCCAAGTTTTATGATAAAGTCTTGCGCAGTATTTACTGATTTACCAGAACCAGCTGATCCTTTAGCTAATCGATATCTTTTCCTAGTGGTATTGTATGTTTGGAAATTTCGGTTAAATTGTACCTTAACTATCATTTGGCGCTTCGTTTTCGCCATCGCCATAATCAACCACCACTTTCAGATCCATATTGCCATCTAGTTCCACTTTATCAGTCCATAGGCTATACCTTTTGCCAAGGAGTTCAGCTGCTCTTATACGATCTTTATTAGCTACTTGCACATCTTCTATCGTTGAACCGTATTCAGATCCTTGAAAGACTACCGTTTGATCTGTTTCTTCTCCTCGCATAACCTTACTCAAATATTCCAGGACCTCTTCTTGATTAGCGATTTTTTCTGATTGCAGCTGTTCAAGTCTTTCGTCTATATATTGTCTAATGTCAGGTTTTGTCAGGTTCTCACTACCTACAGACTTAGCAGTTCGTTTGCTGTACCCAGCAGAAATAGCGGCTTGAGTAGCATTACCGCTGATAATGTACTCATCCGCAAATCTACGTTGCTTTTCAGTTAGTTTCACTACTCTCACCTTTTTCTGTATTTGTCATACTATTTCTAGTTCTTCTGTAACTTCAA